GGCTACACTTGAGACCAGTCTATCTTGGCTAGGAGTTTGTTGTTGGTATTGATCTAACAGATTCTTTTCTTGTGCTACTGATCCGCCTGCGCGACGACCTCCACCACCACCGCGATGGCCTTGAGCCATTGCAGCAGGGATTATGTTTTCGGCAGGAGGAGCGGCTTGGCCTGCCGTTAGGTGAGCATACGCTTCTTTTGCGGCCTGCCTGTACTTTTGAGTTTGCTTTGGTTTTGCGCCCTTGGACTCGGCGGCTTGAATGTGAGCCACATAGTGCTTCATTGCCGCCATCAGTGGAGCGATGCCTTCTTGTGGCAATCCGCCTGCTGGTACGCTGCTAATGACAGGAAGTAGCTTCTGACTCATCGTGTCGAGGTGGACAATGTCGTTATCCCTTGGAGACACTGGGATGTCTTGGCCTGCGATGATCGCCTGAAGTTCCAGCACCTGCTGGCGCGTTGCTTCGATGGCAATTGCTTCAACCTGATCCTTTGGAAGGATGACGCTATTGGCGACGGTCTCTCCCAGCTTCCTGCTCCAGTCCAGCTTGAGAAGCTCGTCCTGATTGACGCTAGGATTGCCTGTGTAGCGTTGGATGAGTGAGTCAAGGACGACGTTGTCTTGTGGCGTCGTGTCCTGAAGAAGCTGGCTTGCTGGTGAGTATGCCATCAGCAGAATGTCCGAAGGAGGCACGTTTTTCTGAAGCATCTCGTACACGCAATTGATTGCGTCTTCGTCTAGGTGTTCAGGGACATCAAACGGAACCATGAACGGAGGCATCTCCATCAGGCTGCGATCAAATGCGTCAACAACCTCGCGCCTTGCCCATACGGCATTTGGCTCGGTTTGTTTTACGACATCCATTTTCATCTTTAGATCAGCAGCGGCCTTGATGTGTTCTGGATGGCAGATCCCCTTCTGCATACGCTCCACTGCCTGAGAGAACTGGCGCGAGAAGCGAGTCAGGATTCCCTCGCGCAGTTGATTTTCAATTGCGGCTGTGCGATTGACCTCGGATGCGGTTTTCTTTTGTCCTCTGGTATCCGTAGGCGTAGAAGGTAGAAACGTACCTACTTGCACTTCGGCCAACCCAGTAATGAATTGATCCAGCTTCAAGAAGTCATCTACGTCCGCTGGAAGCTGTTGCGGAATGACCTCGTATCCCTCGGAGATGTATCCGACAGGGTGCAAGACTGACAGCGGAGGAACGCCAACCTTTGCGTTTGGCCCCTTCTTTAGCAGCAGCAGACCCTTGAGGTAGGTATTATCCACAACGAGGTTACGAGCCTTTTCTACGGCCACATGGGTGTTGTAAAGGTCACGGCCTGCGCCGCGAGAGGACATCAGGTTACCGCTTCCAATCTCAATGCTGAACAGTGCAAGGGTTTCGCTCATCTTGTTGTAGCGATCTACCTGCGTGCAGATTTCAAGGCCGCTCTTGTCGTCGAACAGGAAGCGGCTGATCTTGCCGTGTGGCTCGCGCACCAAAATCTCACCTAGCTCAACATACTTCGCGTCGTTCTCGTAGGAAGCACCGTATGAGCCTTCGCGAATCCAATCCTCGTACCTGCGAGCGTCGTCATCTGCATCAAGCGTCCTGCCAGCAGGAATGGCTTGGTTGATGGACTGGATCAGGTGATTGATGTGCCATCCAGCGGCGGCTGACAGTTCAGGCTGCTCCAAGACTGGTAGCAACTCTGCGATCTGATAACGCCTCTTACGCGCCCAGATTGGCGTCTGGTCAGTCTGTTGCGGAGTCTCAATGGAGAAGAACGTGTAATCCTGACGAAGGAACTCAGGCTTCCAATCGCGCAGATCATCCCAGCACATACCGCAGAATCCAAAAGTAGTATTTTCATGCACAATTTGTGCCACAAGATCGTCAAATCCTTTCCAGCCCCTGATGCACTTGGTGATCTCGTCGCGGAATACTTTCGTCTTGTTCTCTGCGTCAAGTGAGTCGATTGGGTACTGAGCGAACGTAAGCGTTGCGGCCTGCTCAATGACCTGCCTGAAAGGAGGCTGGATGCGGCTCACCATCGTCGAAATAAATCCAGTAGGCCGATTGCTCCTCCAATTCTGCCCCATGCTCTCCAGCTTCTTCGCCTGATATGGAGGCTCGTTGTTGAGCTTTTTTTGGATCAGTTGGTTCTTCCTGTTCCTCTCGACATTCTGCTGCTTGAGCCTGCGATACGCAGCGTGCGCCTGCGTAGCGTCCTTGAATGTCCTGCGAACCTGAAGCGTGTCTTTGTTGACTACATCCAGATTTCCATTGTCTGGGTTGACTACATCAAGGCCAAGGATGCGAGGCTTGTCATGGACATCAACAACGCGAGCAGACTTTGTGCTGTAGTAATCGGTAATTTTGGGAGGAAGAGGCTTGAGGTTTGCCATAATTATGTATTGAGCCAGCAGTTAGCAGGCAGGTTTGTTGCTTTTACGAAATGATCCTTATCAATAAAAATTGCGGTGCGATTGTCATGGCGCATCGACTTGCACCCACCAAGAACCCCACTGGAGTAGGTGTCGCGCCCCTGACGAACTCCAGCAGTCAGCCTTTCCGTTGTGCTGATGCAGGAACTACAGCCGCCGCGCCAATTAACGTCTTCAGTACAGTTTCTGCACGTTTTAGCCCTAGCCTCTGCAAGCTCGTCGGTAACCATGTTTACCTGCTCTTGGCTCTGCTGCAAATTCTTAGCCCATGCCTGAATGTCGTTCAGCAACGCCATCGTGTCAGTCTCAGGGTTAACTGACGTAATCGCCACCATGTCAACGCCGTGGCAGAACTGCGGCCAGTTGGAGCAAATAAAGCTGTTCACATCTCCCTCAACGTCTCCGCTTGGAAGGTTATTCTCTGCGCGGAAATGCTCGACGTTCTTGATTAGGGAATCGTAGGTGACGCCGTTAATACGGAAGTCTCCTTCAATATAGTGCCAGCCGTTAGGCGGCAGCATACCTAAAATCGGTGTAGCCATCTGTTGGTAATATGTTATTTAGAAGCCAAGGGCAAGTAATAACTACTTTACAAACTCAAAGTGGCACTTGGGACAAATGCAGGTTTCTCTCTCCTTTTCATCCGCTTTCAGTTCATTATCGACTGGTTCTTCAGGAGATCCGATCATTTCTGCCAGTTGCTCGGTGGTGAATGAAAGTAGCGACACATCGAATTTTGCGTCATTTAGCTCGTCGATTTCGACAGAAAGCATATCAAAACTCCATGTTGAGTTGAGTGCAAGTTGATTGTCTGCGATGATATAGGCGCGCCGCTGTGTGTCGGTAAGGTGATCCAGCTTGATGCAGGGTACTGAATCCAGCCCCAACTTTTTGGCGGCAAGTACGCGACCATGCCCTGCAATGATGTCGCACTCGTCTGTAATCAGCACTGGGTTGGTAAATCCAAACTCCTTGATGCTGGCGGCAATTTGGCTAATCTGAATGTCGCTATGGGCGCGACTGTTGCGTGCGTAGGGTATCAGCTTCTTGATTGAAACCTGTTCTATTGCGGTGGGTGTTTTTATTTCCATAAGTTATAATTGATAGCCCAACTGTTAAAAAGAAAAGATAAAAAGAAACCCCCCAAAGAAAATAGAAAAGAGAAATGTTGGATCTGAAATCAGATCAGTATCACATATGACGAAAAGCGTCTCTCACTACCACAGCCCAAGGATTAGCCTGCTCTCAGATCGGAGCGTAATGAGGATGGAGGTGTGACCTCCGAATTAAGCCGCAATGGGTAGATGCGGCTCCTGCCTTCACCAGTGGCTCGACACAGTCTCGATTTCCAGTGGTTACGATACCTACAATTGCTCTGTAGATTTCATACGATTATCCTTGCGCGGTCACATTGTCAACGGCATATTTTCATCGTTGCGATTCTCTTGCTCTGTAGATTCCAACACGCCCTCTCGTCTAGGGGTTAGGACGAGGGGGCAACATTTTGTGGTTGCGTGTTAATGAAAGCCCCTTCACTTGTTGTCATGGCAGGTGGAGGGGTTTCCGCTTTTCTGTAGGCTGTCCTTTACATAAAGATATGTCGATTTGCTTTATATATCATTTTCGATAAATAAAGAAAACGAGACTTTCTGTATATATGGGACTGGAAGTACCCTATTGGGTATAATCTGGTACCTTATCAGGTAAATTGTTCCACATCAGGTATTCCCCATGCGAATGATTAGGCTGAACAGGCATAATCCTTGCAAATGATTAGACTGAACTATGATATTCCACTATGAGGGGAATCTAGCAGCCAATCATAAAAATTCCTGCACGCTACATTTGCTCATTGCAGTGTGCAGTTTTATTTAATCCACACCATTGGATACTATTTAATGCGTACTACTTGCTGGTAGTAAATGGTTTATACTACTTTTTAATAGTAACTCTTGAAAGAAATAATGGGTACTTTTTCCGTTCGATTTTGAACTTGGAATACTCCGCTGATTGCTTTCGGAGTTTGTCTCGGACGATATTTAGGGTTTCGTCAAGCTGTTGCTTTTCTTTTTCGTCTGGGTCTTTGTTGTTCATTTAATCTCTTTTAGCTTCTGGATCTTTTCCTCTAGCTTACCCTCCGATTCTTCTGCCTCGTATGCCTTTGTTTTCCAAAACTCGACCTCGGCCTGTGATGACGCTAATTCTTTTTTAAGCACCAAAATCTCTGATTCAAGGTTGATGCATTTGATTCTCAAAGATCCAATATCATCAATCATGTTTGGTTTGTTCATTTTAAAGAGGTCGGAAGGGGTCGAGGTCGCTACACCCAGATATTTCCAGATGCCCCTCCATTCCCCCCCCAATTATAAGCACCCTCAGAGTCCTTTCGGCGTGTCCTTGGGGCAGTGGTTCACCGAAGATCCCCACGAAGAATACCAAGATTCTGCATCCATTATATTGATGGAAGGGAAGAGTTGCCTTGGCGTATTTACAAAACCTATTCATTTACCAACAAGTGTCAAGCAATTGTAAATTGCTCCACAGAACCTTGCCGTTCGTGCAATCTTTTGTGCTGTTAATTGAACAAACTGAAATCATGTGTTTTATTCCGTGTCTAATTTCGTGTTCAATTGGCTACCCCTCATGGATTTGAACCATGACTAGGGGAGTCAAAGTCCCCTGTGCTACCGTTACACCAAAGGGTATAGATCAATCAGGATTCGCTCCTGAGATTCCAAGTCGCGTTGTCCTCAATCGTAATCTGATCTGTTCGGAAATGCCGAATAGTTCCATTGTTCAGGGCAACCGTCCAAACGTCGTTGGCAAAGGTTCCGCTGTTGACAACGTAGATTGCCATTCCGTCGCCAAGCGAGGTTGTAACAGGGATTGGGTTTTTGAATTCCATCATGGCTACTTCTTCCCCATGCGCTTGTAGACCGCGCTGGCTTTATCCTGACACGCCTTGCATTGGTGAGGCTTGCACTCGGAACCGCAGGCTGGGCATTTATGTTTGTTTTTCATGGCTAGTCAGAAAAGTCTACGAACTCCATCTTGTCAACGATACTCTGAATCTCTC